CTTCCTGCCCGACAATTCACATTTCATCAATGTTGATGACTACCCAGAAGTTGAGATAGGTTGGAATTATGACGGCACCTTCTCCGAAGCTTTGTAAAGCTGGCAGGCAATTAAGAACTCAAATCGATGACGATTATCCTGAGCGCGATCGCACTTCTGATGGCTGGGTTGCGGATGCTCGCCATTTTGCAAATGGTAATTCTGACCATATACCAAAAGATGGAATTGTTAGAGCTTTAGATATTGACTCAAACCTCAATGCTCATCCCGAGGAGACTTACGCACTAGTTGAGAAAATTCGCAAGTGTGCCAAACGGGGGGATAAGCGGATTAAATACATCATTTATGATGGCAAGATTATGAGTCCAATACTAAATTGGAAGCGCAGAAAGTATCGCGGCAGCAACCCTCACCGCTCACACTTTCACATAAGTTTCACAACTCTGGGAGATGACAATGGCAAATGGTTTGACCTAGAAGGAGAAAAAGCAAATGATAAACGATCTAAAAAAGGCAGCAGAGAGCTGGGCCAAAGCGTTCCTAGCAGCGGGTCTAGCGACCTATCTAGCAGTCGGCTTCGATGCACAGGCAATTCTCAATGCTGCTATTGCTGCCGTATTGCCGAGCATAATTAACTGGCTTAATCCAAATTACGAGCGTTACGGAAAAGTCCGGTAATGGAAATCTCTCAAGTTGCGGCCACCGCTGCCTCAGTTGTTGGAATTTGCGTTGCGTTACTAGCTGGCCTCAGGTATCTAATCCGCACCGAGGTTCCACAGGTAATTCAAAAATCGCATTTGGCTGAGCGTTTAACAAAACTTGAGGACACACAGATTGAAATGCTTGCTTTAGTGCGAGCAGCCCTTCAAACTAATGCACCAAAGGGGGTTGCAAATGGCCGTTCAAAGAAAACGAACCGTAAAAAAGCGCGCTAAAGCAACCCCTCGGCGGGTTCGCAAACCTAAAGCGGTAAAAGATTTACCTTTAACTAAACTTGATTTTTGGGCGATTGCAGCCAAAGAGGTTTTTGATGCGGCCAGGCGAGCAGGGTTTGATGAGGGTCAGGCCCTCTCGTTCGCCTCTGACCGCAGCTCTTATCCTGACTGGATTGTTGATGTCAATGATCCAATTAAAAAACTGGGGTGGGAGGATGGCGAGGAGGATGTGTAATTTTTAGAGAAGTCGAGCTATTCGAGTTTCTAAAAGAAAGAATCCCGGACTTAGAATCCGGCACAGCTACCGAGCGATTCGATGCGGTATCGATGGATCATCGGGCTATTTTTGAGCTGAAGTGTCGCCGTACCCACTATGATGATTTAATGATTGAGCAGAGCAAGTGGCTTAAACTGGTCGAAATCGCGGTTCTAAGGCACTTTAGAGCCTTTTATATCAGCTCAACGCCTCTTGGTATCTACTGTTGGGAATTAGACCCTCTAAAGGCCCCACAATGGCAAATGAAGGCATTGCCTAATAAGACAGATTTTGCCCACTCAAGGCACACAGTAAGGCCAGTAGGTTTTCTGCACATTGATACCGCTTGGGATTTGCTGCGACACACCGAAAATCCATTTATTGCATAAATCCATTTAATCAATTACAGTAAAACCACTAAATGCATTTAGGAGCATTTGGAGGGAGATTAAATGATAACAAGCCCAACAATAATCCGATTTGATAGCACAAGTGGTGCCTGGTCGGATGGGAAACACTATGTTAAGGGCCAGTTGATTCGGCGTTATGCCATTGAATCGCTAGGCCGCAAATCAGGCAGAGGGCGATTGAGCCGGGATGAAATATCGGCTTATTGGCTAGATCGTTACGGGGTGAGCGCAGATGTCGAATAACTTCACAGCTGAGCAAATTGTTTGGATTTGCATTTTCGCTGGTCTCGGTGGTCTTTGGGTTTATGGCCTGATTACTTCAGCTAAAGCCAAAGGTTTTATTGAGGGCTACCGATTAGGCAAAGCAACCAGAGCAGCAATGGATAAGTTGGAGACGAAGTGAGCCTGGATGACTACTCAGACCTTAGCGCGACCGACTGGCTGGAATCAGCTGGTGACACCTTGCGCGAGAGGGGGTCAGAATATGGTGATCCGAGATACAACTTACTACGCATTTACAAGCTCGCGAGAATACTCGGTGTTCAGTTGCGAGACCCAGCTGACATCGCGACTGTATTTTTGGCGACCAAACTCTCAAGAATTGTGGAGAGTCCGGGGCGGCAAGATTCGTATCTCGATCTCATTGGATATTCCGGGATCCTGGCTCAACTGCGATTTACCACACCGGATGATTGGAGCGACATTGAGTTTGATTCGAAACTCGAATAGAGCGCAATGGTGCGATATTTGCAAAAGCCGATGGGGTCAAATGAAGGATGGAACCTGGCATCCAAAAGCACAACAACCGGCTTATTGGAAGGTGGTTAGTGAATCACCTAAAAGGGCAGGAATTACAAGATTCTATTGCCTAACCTGTGCAGATGAGGCTTGCAATTGGCCTGATGGCACTTATTACTCATTAAAAGAACAACTAACAGATGCAATAACAAAATATCAAAAGGGAGCGTATTACGATGAGCAATTGGCTAAATGATTATGAAGGTGTTTGGGCAAGATTTGAAAAGTTCAAAGTGGATCACCCAGACTATCGCCACAAATCGCATATTCTCGCAGAATCACTAGCTGCAAACTGCGATGTATTTATTATCAAAACAGAGCTTTATCGCACTTGGAATGATCCAGAGCCATTTGCCACCGGATTATCAAGTGAGCCAAAGTCTAAGCAGTATGCGATTGAACAATGCGAAACCGGATCTCTGGGCAGAGCGTTGGTTATGGCCGGGTATCCAGCAAAGGCAGTCACAAGTAGTTGGAGCCATCAAAAGCCGATTGAAACAACAAAGCCTGAATTGGCTGAATTCGTAAAAGAACAGAGGCCAAATGATCCTGAACCAATTGTGTGGGATGTCAGTCAAATGGTTCAAGAGCTAGGTGCTGAGGTAATCGATGAGATTCCACTTTGTGCTGGTGGCGATGGGCCGATGATTCTCAAGCAAGGCACTAAAGAGGGCAAAGAATATCGAGGATGGGTTTGCGCAACGCCTAAGTCCGGTCATCCTGCTAAGTGGATGAAAATTGGCGCAGATGGCAGCTGGTACTTTCCGCGATGAGCCTAGAGATGCATCCCTTCAAATGCGGTAATTGCAAGAAAATTACAGCTCAGAGGGAAATCAGACGATATGCCTCAGAGATAGTTGAGGGGGCAGATGTTTGGCTAATGGAGTGTCAGAATTGCTTTGAGATGCGACTAATTGATCCAGTTGAGCGAATAGCGCAAAAAGAGGATGACATAACAAGATGCGATCAATGCGGTAATTACAAAATGCTTTCCGCTCAATGTCGGATCTGCAAAATAGCCGCCGGTCAAGAGCGCATTAAAGAGCGTTATTGGACTGGAGGCGCAACGCTAGAGAGGTTCCTAGATGCCGATTTATGAATTCTATTGCGATGACTGCGACCGCATCCAAGATGTACCGCTGTCAATGGATGCACCGAAAGTGGATGTGGCCTGTGATAAATGTGGAGCTGCAATGTGGCGTAAATGGACTGCCACTCCAGCACACTTCAAGGGAGATGGATGGGGAGGTAGCAAAAAGTGACAATAAAAGACCTAAGCCTGAAACTGGCCGCAGTCAGCCTAATAGCCGATGAGGCCTACAAAACAAAAAACCGATTGAGGGCTGAATTACAAGCTGAGATGGATGCAATTGGGGCAGATAGGGTAAAGGCTGAGATGGGCGATGAGACCATTGCCTATGTGCTTACCACTAAGCCAAAATTCAAATGGGTCATAAAGAATGACCGCAAGTTTGTCGAATGGGTAAGAGCCAATTGCCCTGCTGAGCTTGTGGAATCAGTCAGAGAGTCATCAATTGACAGCATTCTTAATAAATTCAATTACAGCGATGATTTAGTAATTGATCCAAATGGTGAGGTTGTGGATTGGTTAGAGGGTGGAACAGCTGAGCCGTATCTCACCACT